CTTATTCAAGTGGTGCAGACCCAACAGCTGGCCCAGCTGGTTCAGACCCAATAAGTGATCCATTCGACACTTCTTCACCTTCTTATGCAGATACAACTGGTAGTGGTATGACCACTGCAGCTGCAGAAAGTCTAGGTGACGCAGCGGGTAATCACTTTGCACAGATGTCTTTCACTATTGAGAAAGCAACTGTGACAGCGAAGTCAAGAGCACTCAAAGCAGAGTACACATTAGAATTAGCACAAGACCTCAAAGCAATCCACGGTCTTGACGCAGAATCAGAACTTGCAAATATTCTTTCAAGTGAGATTCTGGCTGAAATCAACAGAGAAGTAGTCCGTAATGTCAATCTTCAAGCGAAGACTGGTGCTGCTGACACTGCTACTGCTGGAACTTTCAACTTAGATGTTGATGCCAACGGTAGATGGTCTGTTGAGAAATTCAAAGGTCTATTATTCCAAATCGAAAGAGAAGCTAATACAATAGCACAAGAAACACGAAGAGGTAAAGGTAACTTTATTCTTTGTTCTAGTGATGTTGCATCTGCTCTTTCTATGAGTGGAGTATTGGATTATGCACCTGCTCTATCAACTGGACTTAATGTTGATGACACTGGCAATACATTTGCTGGAGTTCTTAACGGAAGAGTTAAAGTATACATCGACCCATATGCTGGTGTTGATTATATGACAGTTGGTTACAGGGGTTCAAATCCTTATGACGCTGGTATGTTCTATTGCCCATATGTTCCACTTCAAATGGTGAGAGCAGTTGGCGAAAACACTTTCCAACCAAAAATTGGTTTCAAAACCCGTTACGGTATGGTTAGTAATCCTTTCGTTGGCTCTACTCCATCAAATGGAATGGCTACGGCAGGAACAAATCAATACTACAGAAAAATGGCAGTAAGCAATATTCTGTAATCGAATTTCGTTTCGAGTGAAAAAGGTCTCTTCGGAGACCTTTTTTTTGCTATAAATATAATACAGGGGGGTGACATTGCTAAAGTTACCACAATATTTCCGAGCATCACAACAGGATGCCCCTTATTATTGACAGAAAACACACACACAGGAGGAAATTATGTCAACAACAAAATCAGGGTTCGAAATCCGAGCCGACTTACTATCTCAAGCTCAAGGTCTGTTAGAAGGAAACATCTACAGAATCAATGAGTCCGTTGGTATTCATAATGAAAACTTCCCAAACGATAAGAAACCATTAGGTGACCAATTCGTTTCTACGGAAGAAGTCATTGCGACTGCTAGACAACTTAACGAGTTTGTAAACGAGAAGTAAGTGTCGAGATTGTGGGGCTTCGGCCCCACTTTACATAAATAGTTCTATGGAACGAAAAAATTATGTAGAATCGAAAATACCTTTAGACCAACACAAGTATAGGGGTTGGTTTTGGTTTTGGCCGACTAGGAAATTTTACAGGTATAACGATATACCCTATCATTTAGAGAAAAAAGATGGCTGATACTTCACTAATTAATAAATCATTATTAAGTAAGAATAACTTTAGGTTACTTATTGATAAGGTTCCTAATACAGAATTCTTTGTTAAGACTGTAAATATTCCCGGCCTTCAATTTACCGAGACAGTTCTTGCAGCGGGAATTGGTTTAGACGCATATTTTCCCGGCGATAAGATTACCTTTGATTCATTATCAGTTGGATTCTTAGTAGACGAAGACCTTACAAACTTCAAAGAAATTTTCGATTGGATGGATCAAATTGTTCCAGTTTCCGACCCAACTAAGTTTCGTGACTTAGTTCAAGCTCAGAAAACTACTACAGGGGAGTTAAGTTCTATTGATGCAGATGTTAATCAGTATTCAGATATCACATTGGTTACAAACACAAACAAAAATATACCAAATAGATACTTTAGATTCCATGACGCATTCCCCATATCCTTAAGTGGTATAGAATTAGAATCAGGTGCAGACGGTGAGACCGTTGTTGCAACCGTTGAATTCAGATTTACATATTACGACATAGCTACCACTTCCTAAAATCCCCTTCCCTAAAGACCATAAATATGGTATAATAGGTATATTATGACTCTAGATGAATTGAAAGAAGAGTGGAAGAAGGATTGTGAAATTGACGATATCGAACTAGATAAGTCGTCTTTAGAACTTCCAAGACTCCACGCAAAATACTCCGAACTCTTAACTGACGCTGTTATTAGGCATAAGAATCTAAACCTTAGATATTCTATACTTCTTAAAGATAAATGGTTATGGTTCAATGGTAAAATGGACGAAGACAGAATCAAAGAACTTGGTTGGTCAGACGACCCATTTGACGGACTTAAAATTATGAAAAACGATATGCAGATATTCTTTAATGCAGATAAAGACTTGCAAACTATAAATGCACAGACCGAGTATGCACAGATAACGATTGATTTCTTAAAGAGGTGTATGGAAAATATAACATGGAGACACCAAACTATTAAGAATACCATTGAATGGCGTAAGTTTATGGCGGGTTCCTAATGTTATATAAACAATATGTAGTTATTCTTGAGGGGTTTCTAACTCAAGAAGAAGTAGATTATATCCATGGATATGCTTTTAAGCTTCCCGTCCAAGAGGGAAGGTTGGGTTTTGGTGGAAAAGACAAAGACGGAATACAGCACCGAACAGAAGGTAAGAGTGGTAGTCAAGATCATTCAATAAGACAGTCTACTAATAAGTGGTTAGAACACGGTGCCGAACTAGGTGATTTTGACCAAGTGTTAAAACAAAAAATATTTGACGGAATGGTTCATGCAAATCAAGTGGCGGGTTGGAATTACGAAGTAGATGGTATGGAGGCATGGCAGTATACTATATACGAAGCTCAACCTGATAGACCAACTGGAGACTTCTATACTTGGCATACAGACGCAGGTGCCGACACTTACAAAGATGGTAGAACTAGAAAGATATCTTGTTCAGTTCAATTATCAAATCCCGAAGAATATGAGGGTGGACATTTTCAATGGTTAGAATCTATGCGTGTTTTTGATAGTTTAAAAACAAGGGATTCGGCAATAAGACCCGATGAGTTAATTCATACTACTCCCTTTAGTGGAAAAACTTTAGGTTCAATGGTAGTATTTCCTTCATGGTTACACCACCAAGTGACTCCAGTCACACACGGAACAAGAAAATCTTTAGTTGTTTGGAATACTGGATGGCCTCTGAAATAACTCTCAAGAAGACAGACGAAGTCTTCATGCAAGTTCAATGTGACGATGGGTTAAAAAGAGACCTCTTCGATTTTTTCTCGTTCACTGTTCCTAATGCAAAGTTCATGCCCTCGGTAAGAAATAGATACTGGGACGGTAAGGTCAGGCTCTTCTCAATCAAAACAAATAAAATTTATATTGGATTGCTCCCTTATGTAGATGAGTTCTGCAGAGAAAGAGGATACGAAATAAATGGTATAAGTGATATCATTGGCGACAAGGAAAGAGAACCTGATGAAAACTTTATTAAAGAATTAAACTTACCCTTCGCACCAAGAGACTATCAATTAGACGCATTCAGAACAGCTGTTCAGTATGGTAGGCAACTCTTACTTTCACCTACTGCAAGTGGTAAGTCTTTAATCATTTATTTACTTGCAAGATATTACAATAAGAAAACGGTTATCATTGTTCCTACAACTGCTTTGGTTGAGCAAATGGCTAAAGACTTTGCAGACTATGGATACGATAAACCCATATGTAAAATCTATAGTGGAAAGGAAGTATTCGATTCAGAAATAACAGTTACTACATGGCAGTCATTTAGTAAAGCACCCAAGAATGTAATGCAATCATTTGATGTTGTTGTTGGAGACGAAGCTCATTTATTCAAAGCACAAACACTAAAAGGTATACTTGAAAAAATGAGTAAGACTGCAATTCGTATTGGAACTACAGGAACACTTGACGGTTCAGAATGTCATAGACTTCAGCTGGAAGGAATGTTCGGCCCAGTCAAGAAAGTAGTTTCTTCGAAAGAGTTAATGGACGATGGGACTATTGCTAAAATTGATATCGATTGTGTCATACTTCGTCATACTAAACAAAAGAAAATGTCTTACCAAGATGAGATGGATTACCTTGTAGGTAGTGAAGCAAGAAATGAATTCATATGTAATCTTGTTTATAGTCTAAAAGGAAACACCTTAGTCTTATTTCAGTTCGTTGAGAAGCACGGTGTCTTACTTCATAAGAAAATGTTTAAAAGACTAGGAGAGAAATTACATTATGTCTATGGTGGAACAGATACAGAAGATAGAGAACAGGTTAGAGAATTAGTAGAGAAAGCTAAAGAGAGTGTTATACTAGCTTCATATGGAACTTTCTCAACTGGAGTTAATATAAAAAGAATCGATAATATTGTTTTTGCAAGTCCTTCTAAATCTAGAATACGGAATCTACAATCGATTGGTAGAGGCCTTCGTAAAGTGGAAGGTAAGGAAAACATGAGGTTATTTGATATCGCGGACGACCTTCAATATAAGAATTATACCCTTAGTCACCTTAAAGATCGTATAAATATATACAACGAGGAAAATTTTTCTTACGAAATTAAACAATTTGATTTAAATGAACCCTAACGACTTAGTCTCTCCTACCAAATACGAAGTCTTAAAACTTAAGACTGGTCAAGAGATTGTAGGCATGACTAAAGAAAATCAAAACGGTATTGCAGTTACTTTACCTATGATATGTAAACTAGAACTTATTACAGCTCAGCAACAAACACTTGCAACTTTCTATCCCTATTCACCAATGTCTTCTGACCCAACCGTAATCATACCTCATGATATGGTTGCACACAGAAATTTATTGAATCAACAGTTCGTTCCTTTTTATGATGAAGCTTCTTCTAGATGGTTCGACATGGTTGAAAATGGAACAATCCCTTTAACAAAAGATAGAAAGGAATTACACAGAGCATATATGGATAGAATTATCCAAGACCTAATGGAACAAACAGGCGGGCCTATTACTCCAAGGGAACAAAGAATGTTAGAGAGAATTGAAGAAGAAGAGTGGGATGAGTTTGATGAACAGATGGCAGACTTTGAACACATGGTACAACCTACCGACAAGAAAAAAATCCACTAGGATTATTTCTTATATAAATAAATCAGTGTTATATAACGGTATAACACCTATGAATGTTTAATATTAAGGAACCCATGACCACAGCAGTTTTACAATTTGC